CTTTACTAGCTTGCACAAGCATCTTACCCATCTCTGAGCCAGCTACACCTGCTAATGCAAACTGATCTCGCAACTGACCACCTTGTTGTAACAAGATAGTCATTGGCGATTGACCAGTAGCAAGACCTACGAAAATATCCGTGATCTGTGGACCTAAAGCACGAGAAAGGTAATCAACTTGACGATTACCTGCAGCTTTTTGAGTAGCTAATAATGAAGTTCTGTAAGCGTCTAGTCTAGTAGTAACTTCTGCAGCTGTTATACCTGAAGCTTTTAATTCTTTTTCAAATCTAATTAATCTGTTGTTAGTTGCACTGGTAATATCACCGTTAGATTCAGTCAAACGATTAACTCGTTCTAATTCTTTAGCAATATATTCATTAGCTTTAGCGGTATCATTTTGAGCTTTGATTTGAGCTTTCATACTGTTGGTACGAGCGTCATTGGTACGATTAATTTCTACACTTCGACGAATTAAATTATCGTACTCACCTGCTAACTGTTTAATGTCTTTACCTTCAATTCCATACAATGCAATCAAACGCTCTTTCTCACGAGCAAGGTCAACCATTTGCTTTTCAGTTAAACCTAAATTACGGTTAAATAAAGTAGTAACTTCAAGTGTTGTTTTATATTCGTTTTGAAGCTTCTGCATCAAACCTATGCTCTTATCAAAAGGATCACCACCGATTAGCGTTCGTTGTGTTTTTAGTGTCTGATTAAGAGAAAGCATGTCAGCATCTAAAGCACCTGCAGCTTTTGCAGTGGCTAGAATTGAAGCTTGACCTTTGGAGTTACCTTGAGCCATATACTCAAGAATAAGATTCTGACGTTCTAGTACACTAATGGATTTACTTGCAGCTTGTGTACCTTTTGCTTGTGCTTGCTCTAACTTACTCTGAGCCAAGGCAGCTTTAGCTGCAGCTTCTTCAGCTTTAGATAGTTCTTTAGCGCTTTGTGCAGTCTCTTTATTCAAAGCCTGCATTGGTTTATTTAATTTACCGACCTCTACACCTAATGCTGCAATACTCTTAGCTGCTGCATCTAGTTGTTTTGTGTCTACTACGAACTTTAATTCTGCTAAATCCATATTTTATTCTCGTTTGGTTGTGTATACATATCTATAAATACGTATTTATACTCATAGATATGTACAAATACGTATATTCTGTATTCATACATAAATACAAGCCTGTGTTAAAGGCCTGTACTTTATTTCTTAGCTGATCTTTTGCGTTCAGCTTCTGCTTCTTTTGCGTAAGCACTTAAGGCTTCATTATCAAATAACTTAATCAACATAACCTCATAATCCTCTGCTTGTATCTGCATCAAATCAAAATAAGATTTAATCTCAGTATAAGATATAGGATTAATACCAAAGCCATTAGAGCCTCTAGCATTATGCAGATCAATAAAGAATTTCCAAACAGAGTAAAGTCCTTCAGGTAACTCAACTAATTGTTCAAGTTCTTTTGGTTTTACGCCTGTTTGCCGCCATACGGAATTTAACTGATCTCTTAACGAAGAGCCGTCCTTGGCTTTTCTACCAAGGCTGAACTCTTGTTTTGCAAAAGCTACAGCTTCATCTATTTCACTCTGAACGAAAGTTCAATAGCTGAGAAGCTTCCTCCATGACCTGATCTTTAATCCAAGAAAAGTCTTTAAAGATTCGCTCTGCATTTTCTTTAGTGAAAGGAACATCTTTACCATTTTCAGAAATACCTGACCAGTCCAGTACACGAATAACTGCTGATTCAATTGATAGTTCTTCAGCTTCTTCTAAGGACATATCTTCAGCTTCTTTACCACGGCGTTTAGCTTGCTGTTCACGTAGTTTAAACTCAGCGTACTTCTTACGACCAAATGCTTTTACAGTCTTGGATTGATCGCCTCGTACTGTGATAAATACACCAGTTGCTTCACCAGTACCGGGAAGCTTTAATTCAAATTTATAGCCTGCTTCGGCAATCTCTGTGTAGTTATGATTTTTCAAATCGAATTTCATAATATTTCCTTTCTATTATTGTTAATGAAGTACTGATTATAACATATAATACAGGATAAATCAAGAGTCGTAATCATTTTAAATAAAGAAAAACCCCTCGGCTTTTGACCAAGGGGTTATCGTCAATTATCTAAGCTAGTATTAAGCTGCAGAATCTTGAATTTGAATTGTAGTAGCAGGTAGACCAGCGGTTGTTACATCATTTAATAAAGCTTGGAAGCTTGAAGACGCTGTTAAACCAAGTTCACTATCGTCGCGAGTGAAGCTGCCTAGTTTAACTTTAGGTAAAGTAAATGCAACGAAGTTAGCAGTAGCAGAACTATCAGCAGTTACACTTAGCACCAAAGATACAGGAGTTTCAGCGTTGAAGTAATCACGGAAAGTTGCATCTTGGAAGTAAACACTTAGATTACCGTTAACACGGATACGACCAGTGAAAATATCAGCAACTGAGTTAGAGCCAACAACAGTAGCATTTTCAGTAGCACGTTCGATGGTGAAATCCGCAGAAGTTACCAAAGCAACTGGAGCACCTTGCACAAGCATAACACCGTTAACAGCAGCAAAAATACCAGTAGTACCTTGAGCAGTAGGTGATGTGAAATACTGAGTAGTGCCAGTTTGAGTCAAGTCCTTACCAGCGAATGCAACATCAATAGTTGTCAAACCAGTAGCAGGCAGTTGAACGGCTAGACTATTTACCTTCATACCTGTGTAGACTTCAGACTGAGCGATATCAGCATAGAACTCTTCTACAGTGTAAGAATCATCAGTGTGACCAGTGGTAGGAACAAAGGTTTGTTTACCGGGAGCAGTGATCGTAACGCTAGTAGCAGTACCTTGTGCAGTCATTGTAGAGCCGTTTAAAGGCACAACAATAGCGTTTGTAGCGGTTAGTGAAGCTACGAGTAAGTTCTTTGCGTTATCGCCTGTAGTAGTCAAACCAGAAGCACGAATGACCATACCTACTTTTAGACCATCGGTTAACCATGAGCCTGTAGCACGCACTAGAGTATAGAGGTTACCTACTACGGTAACAGTGGTTTGAGCAGCAGAACCTAGTGTTACAGCTACGAAGTCTTTACCTACGACAGAACCCATGAAATCAGCATAAGAAGCTGAAGATAGTTCGCCGTTTAAAGTACCATCAGCAGAACGTACACCGTGACGCATATCTGCAACTTGACGATCAGTTCTTAACTCTGCACTTTCGTAGCTTTCTTTTGTTAGATTGAAGTTAGCAGTTACACGACGAAGTAGTTTACCTGAAGTATTGCCTGCGAGTACGCCGAATGAGGACTCTCGCTTATAGCCTACCTGCTTGGTTGCACCTTTTGAAATTGGCATATTATTTTCCTTAATTAAATTATCAACATTTGCAAATGTACTGATTTAGGTTCAGCAACCGTATCTTAATAAGAATATACTTCTGCAACTAATTGAATGATTACAGGGCAGACTATTCTTTCGGATGCAATAGTAGTTCCAGCTACTTGCGGAGTTCGCAGTACGTGAATTTTAATATTGCCTTCTTGTAGCACTAGACCTTTTTTAAAGTGCTCACGAATCAGTTCAGCACGAGTAATAACTTCAGAAGTTCCTTTATTACTTGCACCAATAACAAACACTTGCATCTGCAGTCTCTCTCTGTGAAAGCCCGTACCAAGTACAGGATCATCAGGAGTTTGAATCGTAAATTGAACTCTTTGATATAAACCAACAGGAGGCTCAAAACTTACGCTTTCCCATGCTGTTGGAATACTAGGAGTTAATGCTTGCAGTTTTCTTTCAGCTGCTCTTTTAATTTCTATGATTGCCATTAACTTGCCTTATAATATTCGTTTAGTTCGCTTGTATAAATACCATAGATAGCGTGCAAAGTAGGTTCCATAATACCGAAAGGTGCTTGTTTAGAGTAACCACCTTCTAGAGAACCAAACTTAGGTAAAGTCCAGCCTTCAGATGCAACATATCTAACGCTGTTCATTATGTAAACATCATCACCTAATTTATATTGCTGACTTGCAATATCTGCATTATCTTTAATGTTGAAAGCATTCTCATCAGTAGCACGTTCTGGAAAGATAATTCTAGTTGGTGCATTGAATGAAATAGTCCAACCACCTTTAGCTGAACCAACCTCTGGAGGTAGTACTCGCAATCTGGATTGTAGGTTATACATCCACTGATTAGATTCTGTGATATTACCTATCGGTGTGTTTTCGATTGCCTCAAAGGTTATCTTATATGCAAATATGCTAACCATGCCTTGCATCTTACGAACAGCTTCTTCATGGAATTTTTTCAAGCTGTCTTCTAGTTCTGAAGAGTTGCAAGTTATACGCATATTAACCCTTAACAGCTAAGACCTTGTATAAAATCACAAGACCCTCTGCAGCATGTTCTGTAATAGAATCTACAGTATATGTAGTAGAATCAATCAGGATTTTATCTTTAGGTTTAGGCACAAAAGCAAGAGCGTTATTAGCTATGTAAAATACAGCACTATCTCTTCCGATTAAGTTCGGGAAGTTATACTGATTAGCTGTAATGTGCTTTTTATACATCTTGATTGAATAAGTAGTTTCAGTATTTGTTGAACTACCTGTTTCAATATTATATGCACCTTCAGTTACTACTGAATAAGAACAGATTTTACCGTGAGTATTAATTGCTTGTAATGTAATTGATAGATATCTGTTCATTTTTATTCCTTTAGATACCAAATGAACTTGGACGATAAGTAAATGTTTCAGACGTTGGTTGATTAACGATGTTGTTATCTGCGTTACTGTCGTTAGCTACCATGTCGGCTTTTGAGATACCACCAGCGTAACCTTGTACCTTGTCATACAGAGAGTTAAGGTCAGGGTTTTTGATGTACATCATCAGCGCTTGCATGTAGTTTTTAGCTGCAGCTGAACCTTTAATGCTGAAGAGGTCCACGGCGGAGTCATCGCGCATTGACAGCTTGAACATAATACTCTTAGCTGCATCCATAGCTGCTCTACGGATTACATAGTCGTTCTTGCTTAGGAAATACTGATATTCTTCATCCGACATGATCGGCCATTCTGGTGAGGTATCACCGAGTTCGTACCGTAAAGCTTGAATTGTCATAATAGTTCTTCCTGTAATTTATTTGATTTACTTAGATTTTCTGATGCAGGAATAACTTGAAGATTCCAAGGAACGTGTAATCCGCATACATTTTTACCTTGAAGTG